AGGAGTGAACACGCAGCCGCGCGTGAGAGAAGAGGAGTCGAGATCATCCGCGACAAGGAGAAGACATGAGCGACGAGACAGGTGACGCGGGCGGGCCGCTGCTCTACGGAGTGGTCGTCTTGACGCGGCGAGGCGCCAGCACGGACGTGTCCGTGTACGGGCCGAGCACATCGAAGAAGACCGCCGAGGCAGCGGAGAAGGCGTTCTCGACCGAGGGCACGCCAGCTCAGCTCATCACGATGAAGAAACTGCCGAAACTTGGCGAGCTGAGGAGCGCTGGAGGCGCTGGAAGCGAGGGTGGCGATGGAGAGCCGGATGACGACGTCGGCGGTTGACGTCAACGACATGAGCATCGAGGAGCTGCGAGCGCGAGCGAGCAGTACTCGAGGCGAGCGTGATCGAGCATTCGAGCGCGCTCTCGTCGAGCGCATCGAGCGGCAGGCTGCCACGATCCGCGACTTGTTCGCGGACGTGGTGCGCCTGTCGATGACCGGAGAGAACCGGTCTGAGGGTGCTGTAACTCCTACTGAGTGAGTGGTAGGTTGACCGGCAGACCCAGACCCGAGAGAAGGACACCGCGTGACCGAGCCGGTCGTGATCACCCACAGCGACCTGGAATCATTCCTTCAGTGCCGCCGACGCTTCGCGTGGGCGTACGTCAACGATCTGTCACCGCCGGAAGCCGTGTGGGGAGACCTCCCTCTCGGTGGCCGCGTTCACTCCTCGATCGAGGGGATGTACGACGGTGACGACCCTGTCCTTACCCATGACACGCTCGCGCGCGAGGACGTCAAGCTGCTCGAGGCCGACGCGGCTCGACCGCCGTGGGCGCTCGACCAGCTGTACAAGGACATCATCGTCGGCCGAAACTGCGTCACGTCGTACCAAGACTTCGTCGCGGACGGCGGCGACGCCGGTCTCAAGTGCGTCGGCAACGAGGTGAAGGTCGAGACGCCGTTCTGCGACGGACAAGTCGTGCTGCGCGGCAAGGTCGACCGCGTGTTCGAGCGCGAGCTCGACGGCGCGCTCCTCGTCGACGACCTGAAGACGTCGAGCGTGTGGCGGACCGGACTCCGCGAGCGCCTCGAGCGCAGCTACCAGCCGTACACGTACGCCGTCATCAAGAGGCTCGAGTCACCCGAGCACTACATCGCGGGCGCGCAGTTCAGCGTGATCAAGAAGGTCGCGAACAAGCGCCGCGTGAAGGACGCCCTCGTTGAGCGATTCCCCGTCCCTGGCTTCGCCGCCGCGGTCGAGACGAAGCATCGCCAGCTCGAGGAGATCTGCCGCGAGATCCTGCGGCTGATCGACCGCGTTCAAACGGAAGGCAGCATCACCGCGGCGTTCCCCTCGCCCGCGGACCACTGTCGGTGGTGCGCCTTCCGTCACCCATGCGAGCTCGCCGACGAGTCGCCGGTCGCGGCGGAGGCGATGCTCGACGCTGAGTTCCGGCGCGGCGTCAAGCACGCGCGCTACGACGAGCGAGTGATGGGCGATGTCGTCTCGTGATGGGAGGATCAGATGGCGATGACCGAGGAAGAGGTACGGGCGGCGAAGGGATTCGGCGTGCCTGAGGAATCCGCACCCGCGCGACGCAAGGAGCCAGGGCTGCAGCGCGCGCTCACGATCCTCGTGTTCGGCGCGCCGAAGGTTGGGAAGTCGTCGCTCGCTGTGTCAGGTCCGGAGCCGCGCTGCGTGTTCGACGTGGAGGGCAGCGCTCGATTCCTCCCGGTCAACGCGATCGAGTGGAACCCTGCGAGCGAGGAGCCGCCCGAGCTCGACGGAACGTGGGACACCGCGGTGATCCCGACGATCGACTGGAGTGTCGCCGAGGCCGGCAAGCGCTGGCTGCAGTCAGGCCGGCACCCGTTCAAGTCGGTCGCGATCGACAGCGTCAGCGAGCTGCAGCAGCGACGGATCGAGCACGTGGCCGGTCGCGAGCAGATGACGCAGCAGAACTGGGGCGACGTCTTCCGCACGGTCAGCGGCTTCATCCGCGACATGCGCGACCTGACCATGCATCCGACGAGGCCTATCGAGTCGGTGACGATGACCGCGATGGCCCGGCAGATCGACGGCATGTGGAAGCCGTGGTGCCAGGGCCAGCTGCAGTCGGTGTTGCCGTATCTCCTCGACGTCACCGCGTACATCTGGGTCGAGCAGACCGGGACGCGCGAGGCGCCTGAGGAGACGAGGAAGATCTTGACCCGCCGTACCTCGCAGTTCGAGGCGGGCGAGCGCGTGCAGGGACGAATCCCGGCCGTGGTTGAGCTAGTGAAGCGCCCGCCGGACACGCCGAGCGACGACGTCGTTCGGCTGCTCGACATGGTGTTTCCCTCAACTGCTGCCGGGCCGTTGACGGCTGTGCCGTCAGTACCTCTGCCCGTGGAAGAGACGATCGCGAGCGAGAGCGAGGAGTAGCTCGCGATCACGCACAAGCATAAGCATCCAAGCAAGCATCCAAGCAACCAAGCACAGGAGTTCACGTGGGTAACCCGATCGATTGGAACAAGGTCATCAAGGAGACCGAGGAGGGGACGAAGGTCATCCCCGCTGGCGAGTACCGAGTTCGCGTCAGTGACGCGGAGCGCAAGACTGCCGGCACCGGTGCCGAGATGATCAAGACGACCGTGAAGCTCGAGGACGCACCGTACGAGAATCGTTCGGTCACGACCAACCTCGTGTTCACGTTCGACAATCCCGTCGCGATGAAGATGCTGTTCCGCCGTCTGCAGGCGCTCGGCATCACGAGCGAGTGGCTCGCCGAGTCGGGAGCCAACATCGACCAGATCGCGCAGGCGATCAAGGGTCGGTCAACCGTCGCGAAGGTCAGCGTCCGCAAGTGGAACGGTGAAGACCGCAACGACATCGAGATGTTCATTGACGCCGCAGGCAGTGGCATCCCGAGTGCACCGTCCGTTGCGGGTGGGCCGAGCGACGCACCGCCGCCGCCGGACCTCAGCTCCATGGAGCCCGGACCAACCGCCGCACCGGCACCCGCCGGCGCGCCGGGTGGTGGGCCGGAGCCGTTCTGACGTGAGCGACATGCTGGTGACTCTCTTCGAGCGCCAGCTCGAGCTGCAGGTGAGCGCGTTCGGGATTGACCCGGGCGCGCTCACGCTCGAGCAACGCGTGGAGTTCATCGACTGGAACCTGACCGCGATCGTCCAGGAGATCGCTGAGGCACGCGACGAGATCGCGTGGAAGCCCTGGGCCAAGGATCGCTACCAGTTCATCAACGAAGTTGAGTTCGTCGGCGAGATGGTCGACGTGCTTCACTTCTTCATCAACACGCTGCTCGCCTCCGGCGTCACTCCTGACGAGCTGCTGCATCGATACCTCGACAAGCACGCGGTGAACGCGAAGCGTCAGGCTGACGGATACTCGCACGACTCGATGAAGTGCGGCACGTGCGGGCGCGCGCTCGACGAACCAGGGAAGACATGAACAAGACGCACAGACGAACGTTCACGGTGGTCATCAACGCGCCACTATCGACGCCGACCGCTCTCACTGGGAGCTACAAGAACACGATGCACGCGTACAACGTCGAGGAGCTTCGAGCTGGCGTGTACGTCTTCGACGTCGACGCCGAGATGAAGTCTCGGCCGCCGACGACTTGGGACGTCCTCCGACGCATCGAGGTGAACCTCCTCGAGGCGAGGAGGTCGAGGCAGTGGACGCTCGACAACATGGTTGTTCGATGCCACTGATCCCAACTGTCGAGCTCGAGGCGCTACGCGACGCCAACACGCTTCACATGCTCCCGCCCGAGGCGCTCATCGCGTCGATCAAGGCGCTGGCTGGAGACGCGCTCGAGTACCGAGGCGCGATCGACCGTGTCGGCTTCGACATCCTTGACGGTGAGTTCACCCTGCGTGACGGCTCGATATCGCACATCTACCTCGAGAAGAGGTAGTGGTCAGCACGAGCCTCATGCGAGGCGAAGACGAGCGCGGCCCGTGGATCAGGTGCTGCATCTGCTTCGATCTGCACCGACCACCGTGGTGGAATCTCGCCGTCGACACCGAAGGTAAGCGTTGGGACGTGTGCGCTGACGACTGCGCGCGCGAGGCCGGGATACAGGAGGAGACACCGCAACCATGACGTACGCCAAGGTCATCGCCGACTCGATCTCGCCTGCCGGGGTGAGACTGACGACGCTCGAGTGCGAGTTCCATCGATACGTGCTCGCCGAGGTGAACACACACCGACGGTTCTCGCGCAACTCCGCGTCATCGCGAGCGATCCCAGTCGAGAAGATGATCGCGCGTCTCGTCAGCTCTCCCGCGCTGCCGCCGGAGTACGTGTCGAACAAGCCAGGCATGCAGGGCGGTGAGCCGCTCAAGCCGGAGCTCGCCGCGTCGTGTGAGAACCTGATCCGCGCGCACCTCGGCGGAGCGCTCAGACTCGCGGACGCGCTCCGCGATCTCGGTCTGCACAAGGGCAACACGAACCGCTACCTCGAGCCGTGGATGTGGCACACCGCGGTGATCACCGCGACCGACTGGAAGAACTTCTTCGCTCAGCGCGCGAGCTCTGCGTCGCTGATGGCAATCCGCGAGTTCCGTGACTTCGCCGACGCTGTCATGGGGGCGCTCGCCGCATCAACGCCGACAAAGCTCAAGCACGGACAGTGGCACCTGCCGTACATCGATGACGAGACGTTCGATTTGGCGATGTCCCCACCGCCAGTCGTCGACGCCATCGAAACGCTCAAGAAGGTCTCAGCCGCGCGGTGCGCGCGGGTCAGCTACCTCACACAGGACGGCAAGAAGAGCATCCAAGATGATCTCACTCTCTACGAGCGACTGTCGACTGCGGTGCCGATGCACGCGTCGCCGCTCGAGCACGTCGCGACTCCGTGTGAGTGCCAAGTGATGTATGCGTACCCACCCGATGAGAGTCGCGGACTCCCTCGGCCTGATCTTCGCTTCGACGAGCGCGTAGTGCGTCCCGACCACCGCGGCAACTTCCGAGGCTGGGATCAGCTGCGCCACAGCGTGTGGAGTGACCCCGATGATGAGTGACCAGGAGCTACGGCAGAAGCTCAAGCGCGCCTTCGCCACGAACCCGGAGCGTCGCGCGGTGCTCGAGTGGATTCTCACTGAGTGGGACACCTACGCGTCGCCGAAGTTCATCGACCACGGCGAGACCAACGAGAAGGAAGCGTCGATGAAGATCGACGGCTGGAGCCACGTCGGCTTCTGGAACCGCCAGGTGAACCAGTACCTCGACCGCGCAGGGACGTACCTGCGAGCGGGAACGACCGGCGTGGAGTTCGAGCGGTCGAAGCAAGCGGCGATGAAGTCAGTGACGACACTGATCGACGGTCTCGCCTCGATGGTGCGTCATCACGGGCTCCCTCCTGCGCCCGGCCGCTCCTCGACCGAAGACCCGATTCCCTGGGAGCGTGAAGCATGAGCACCTCGAGTGTGAACCTGTCGACCGGTCACGACAGCGCGACAGTCAGCGGCGAGTACAAGTACCGCGCCGTCATCAGACAAAGCGGGCTCATCTGGTGGTCGGGTGAGTACGAACACGACACGCAGTTCCACGCAGAAGAGGAAGCGGAGGAGCGGCTGCGCGTCTTCCTCGACGACCTGCGCAACGGAACGGGAGAGGTCGAGTCATGAAGTGGTTCGTCGAGACGCTGACGCACGTCAACGAGCGCTATGAGGTCGAGGCCGACGACGCCAAGGCAGCTGGAGAAGCTGCGACGCAGCTCGCGTTGAAGAATGCGCGCAAGCACTATCAGAACGCGGAGATCGCGCTGGTCGAGCCGATCCTGTGGACGACGAACCCTGAATCAGGACATACAGCACTATTGCCCCGATAGCCTCCCCGTGAGTTGCCGCGTGCGGGACAACGAGAGTCGCCCGGGTACTGGGCAACCCTCAGATTCCTCTTCAAGTTAGGGTCCAGCCATGATCTCATTCGTCGACGTCAACGGCTTGAACGGCGGACTCAGCTACGGGTTCGTCGCGGCCGGCATGGAGATGACTGCGCGAGTCGGAGACCTCGCGCTCGGCCGCGCGATCATCAACGCGAACGCGCAGCTGTGGGGCACCGGTTGGCGCGACGACATCACATCCGGTGACAAGGAGTGGGAGACCTGGCCGCTCCACGAGCCGGCGCGCGTCGTCGCTGCGGTTCCACCGTGCTCGGGCTTCAGCATCATCGCAGCGAGCGGCGCGAACCGAGACCGCGCCGCGCCGCGCGGGCCGGAGAACCCGACGAACGACTGCATGCGCCGCACGCTCCGCTACGCCGGTCGGCACAAGCCGGACGTGATCGTGTTCGAGAGTGTGACTGGCGCGTACTCGCTCGGGCGTGAGCTGATGGTCGAGTTTCGTGACCAGCTGGAAGTCGACACCGGAGAGCACTACACGCTCACGCACTACCTCCACGACAGCATCGCGCTCGGCACGCCGACGTCGCGCAAGCGCTACATGTTCATCGCGGTGCGTGGCGACAAGCCGATCGTCGTGCAGCCGGTGAGCGAGTACGTCGTCGAGAACATCACCCCGCTGAGCGACGCGATCGCCGACCTCGAGGGTCTCGAGATCAAGATGGCGGAGCAGCCGATCAAGCACCCGGATCGAGGCGGCGAGTGGGCCGCGTCGCGCCGACGCTTCGACGGCATGGTCGACGGTCACACGACGCAACCGTCCACGTACACGCGTCGCATTGAGGAGATCTGTCGAGTCGCCGTCGATCACAAGACGCGCTGGTACCCGGGATGGCACTTCACTCGCGTGCTGCAGGAGATCTACGGGCGCGGCGGGCGCGACGCGGTGTGCCAGGCGCTGATCCGCGATGACGAGGTGCTCGACCGGCTCATCGGTCGCGAGTTCAACGTGGGCGCGTTCGGCACGAGGCGCGAGGTCTACAACGCGGTAAACTCTCTCATCACCGGCTCGGGGCCGGCCTCGCACATCCACCCAATCGAGGATCGGTCGATGACCTACCGAGAGCTGGCCCGCATCCAAGGCTGGCCCGACGACCTCAAGATCGACTACGACATCCCTACCTACGGCAAGGAGCACATCGGAGCCGTCTGGGGCAAGGCGGTTGGGTGCACGGTGGCCGAGCATGCGGGCCACACGGTCCGTGAGTGGCTGGAGGGCGAGACCGTGGGGAAGCACCCTGGCGAGGAGATCGGGCCGAGAGAGTGGCTCATCGACGAACTCCCAGCCAGCCGGCACCTCCGGCGCCAGGCCCTCGACGCTCGACGGGGAGCTCGAGCCGAGGCAGAGGCCTCGAACGCCGCCTAGCACTATTCCTGAGAATGTGATACAATGGGTCTGGCAGGGCGAAGCCCGCCACCCCAGACCTAGACGACAGGACACCACATGGCAATCAAGCGTCTGACCCGCGGCCACTGGAAGGTTGGCGAGTTCAATGTCTGCGCTGCGCGTGAGCGCGGCTGGACCATCGTCGAGCTCGACCGCCGCGTAAGTACGGTCGCCGAGGCCGCGCACTTCCTCGCCGAGGTGGCGTCGTGAAGATCCTGGTGTGCGGCGATCGTAACTGGACCGACTACGACGCGGTCTACGCCGCGCTCGACGCGCTCGACGCCGAGGTCGGCCCGGTCACCGTCATCTCCGGGATGGCCCGCGGCGCCGATACCCACGCGGCGAACTGGGCGGCCGCGACCGGCCGATCCCTCCTACCGTTCCCCGCCGACTGGAAGCGATACGGCCGGGGCGCCGGTCCGGTCCGCAACCAGCAGATGCTCGACGAGGGACCGGACCTCGTCCTCGCGTTCCACGACGACCTCGCCGCCAGCAAGGGCACGGCTGACATGGTTCGCCGGTCTGAGCGCGCCGGCGTGGAAGTCCGCAAATATCCTGCCGCCAACTATTCCTGAGAATGTGATACACTGTTTCCCAGCGGCCCGGTAGGCCGGGACCAGACCAGACCCAGACAGATAGGACACCACATGAAGACGCGAGTCGAAACCGCAGTTCCCGCAGTAGCGGAAGCCTTGATGAAGTGGGACGACAAGCTTCGGCTGACCGTCGCCGCGACAAGTCTCGCCGCCGCGCCGGGGATGACCAAGGCACCCGACGGCTCGCCCGTCGCCGTCCCGATCCTCACCGCGCTGCCCGGCAGTGCGAAGTTCCACCGTCCGAACGGTGAGGAGTACCTGCCGCGCTGGATGAACGTGAGCGGCAGCAAGGTCCAGGACGTCGCCTTCATCCGCGCGACGTACGAGGAGCGACTGCCCGTCCTCTTGTACGGCGATCCCGGGACCGGGAAGACCGCGCTGGTCGAGGCGTCGTTCGACGAGGTCATCACGCTCCAGGGAAGCGTCGAGACCGAGACCGCCGACTTCGTCGGTTCGTGGACGCAGCAGCCCGACGGCACGTACCGCTGGGTCGACGGTCCGCTGATCGTCGCGATGGAGAAAGGCATCCCGTTCCTGATCGACGAGATCGCGCTGATCGACTCGCGAGTCCTGTCCGTCGTGTATGGCGTGATGGACGGCCGGAACGAGATCGTCGTGACGGCGAACCCGGAGCGCGGCGTGGTCAAGGGCAGCGAGGGATTCCTCGTGTACGGCGCGTGCAACCCGAACGTGCCGGGCGCCGTCATGAGCGACGCGCTCATCTCCCGGTTCCCGATGCAGATCGAGATGACGACGGACTGGGACCTCGCCAGCAAGCTGGGCGTGGGCAAGCAGATCACCCAGGTCTGCCGGAACCTCAACCTGAAGGCGAAGAACGGCGAGATGATCGCGGCGCCGCAGCTGCGTGAGCTGCTCGCGTTCACCGCGGTCGAGAAGAAGTTCGGCACGGACCTCGCGCTCAAGAACTTCTTCGGCACGATCCGGCCGGAGGACAAGGAGATCGCGTCCGGCGTGATCGAGGCCGTGTTCGGCCACAAGCCTGTGGGGCTGGTCCTGTAGGGCCAGCTTCACTTTTCCTGAGAAGTGTGATACACTGGTCATGCCGGGCGACCGGCGCCAGACCCAGACTCGAGAGGACACCACATGAGTGACACTGAAGCCATCCGCACCGACGGGATCGAGATGTACGGCCTGTACGTCGAGGCCGTCGAGAGCTCGGTCGTGACCGGGAACCCGCGCCGCTACTGGCGGTACTTCCTGGTGAACGACCACCTGTACCTCTACGCGCGGGACGTCAACAAGAAGGCGACGACCTGGCGCCGGCTGAAGTTCCCGACGATCGAGGCTGCGCGCGAGAAGCTGCTCAGCTCGCTCGCCGGAAACTCGAGCGTGAAGTTCGAGCTGAGGGGCGAGCCCATCTTGACGCAGCTCCGCCCGAGTGACGTGATCGCGATCGAGGCCGGCCAGGTGCCGCCCGCTCGCTACACGGGCCAGACGCGCATCGAGGGAGCGATCGGCAAGTTTGACGCCGACGCTTGGAAAGCGAGCGCATCATGAGAGGCCTAACCGGCAAGGTGCTGAACGAGGACATCAAGCAGATCGTCTCGTGGCGCAAGGAAGGCACGATCGTCAACGTCGTCGACAAGACGTCGGAGCCCGAGCCTCCCGCACCCGCGTGGTACATCCCGGGCCGCGGCGACCTGTTCCTCCACACGACCGAGGCGCAGCTCGACTCGATCCACAAGGACTGGGACGTGCTGAAGATCTACGACGACCGCGACATGGCGCGCGTCGGTGGTCTGCTCGTCCACGAGGCCGCGCACTCGCGCTGGTCCGACTGGATGTCGCGCGCACTCATCCCGCGCCGCGTCGCACCGATCGTGACGATGCTCGAGGAGCTGCGGATCGAGAAGCTGGCCGTCGACAAGACGCCCTACGTCCGCAAGCTTCTGCGCGCCTCGTTCTCTCTGCTGCTCGGCGACGTCGAGGAGTCGATGGCCGCACCAACCAAGCTGATCGCGTCCCACAACTGGGCGCTGTTGGTCGGGCGTTCCTACTCGGGCGTCGCGACGCCGGCCGAGGTCGAGGCAGTCGACGTGGCCGGCCGCACGCTCATCGGCGACGACATCGTCGACCAGCTGGTCGACCTGCTGCAGGAAGCGATCGAGTGCGAGGGTCCGTCCCTCATCGACATCGCGTCGGAGTGGGTGGACCTGGTCGGCGAGGATGGCGGCGAGACGCTGATCATCATCGACGGCTGCCACGGCGAGGGCGAGGGCGAGGGCGAGAGCATCAGCATCGCTCCCGCGCCAACCAAGAAGTCCGAGGACGAGGACGAGTCGGATGAGTCTGGCGCGGCCGGCGGTCCTGACGACGATGACGAGTCTGACGACGACGACGAGTCTGACGACGAGTCTGGCAGCTCCGGCGAGGACGGCGAGGACGAGGACGGCGACGACCCGGCCGACCCGAGCTACGGCACGGTCGACTCGGTCGACGGCCCGATGTCGCGCAGCGACGGGTCGATTCTCACCCGCGCGGTCGAGGCCGCCGCGGACGAGGTCGTGAAGGACTGGAAGAAGGAGCCGGCGATCGAGCTGGCGAACGCCCAGGACTGCGCGGCCAAGGTCTTCGGCAAGAAGACGTCGCGGAAGGGTGGCAACTGGAACACCCACGCGGCGTCGCCGGACCTGCGTCGGGAGGTCACCAAGGCCGCACGCGCGCTCGAGACGCTGGTGCTGCCTGCGATCTCCAAGTCGAGTCACCCGGGGCAACTGCCGCCGGGACGGCTGCGGACGCGGGAGGCGGTCGCGGCTAGCGCGGATCGCGCGGCGGGTCGCATGACCACGGCCAAGATGTGGAAGTCGAAGAAGCGGAAGCACTCCACCAGCAAGCCGGTGATCGTCGGCATCGCGACCGACACGTCCGGTTCCATGCGCTGGGCCGAGCAGGCGGTCGCCGACTTCGCCTACGTGATGTCGAACGCGGGTAGCCGGATCGGCGCCCGAACCGCGGCAGTCACGTTCGGCGACAACGTCGACGGGATCACCTGGCCAGGCGAGCCTGGTCGGGAGGTCACGGTCCGCGCCGCGAACGGCGGGACCGAGGAGTTCGACGAGGCGATGGCGTCGCTGGACGGCGTGCTGAAGCTGAGCCACCACAACACGGCGGCCAAGGTGCTGTTCATCGTGAGCGACGGGCACCTCGTCAAGACCGGCGAGATGGCCAAGGCCACTCGCTGGATGAAGCTGTTCGACGAGGCGGGAGTCACGGTCATCTGGATCGTGCAAGGCGGCGACGGACACGTCCGCTCGATCGCGCCCAAGGCGCACGTCAAGACGGTGTCCGGTCGATTCGCCGACGGCGACGTCAGCACCGCGATGGTCAGCGCGGCGCTGGACGCCGTCGCCAAGATGGAAGGGGCGAGCTTCTGATGCCTGCCAACGCGACACCTGAGCATTACCCGCACTGGCGCGGCTGCGGCTTCGCCATCTACAACCTCGGTCCGATCCGCGACGGAGACCCAGACCGGACCGAGGACTTCGACCCTCGCACGACCGCGTACGGCTGGGGTGGCGTCGACTACTGCGTCCGACCCAAGGGCCACAAGCCTCCACACATCACGGGCAGCGAGGCGTACGAGGACAAGCACGCGATCGAGGATGGGCTCGACCCGGAGACGGCGCGACACCTCTATCCTGAGGTGCCGTGGCCGCCGCGTATGAGCGACGCGGTCACAGCGATGCTCAACGATGAGCGAGCGCCGACCGCTCCACTCGACGAGTTTCGTGAGGCGCTCGAGATCGACAGCAACTTGTGGTGGCGGATCAGCTGCGGTCATCACGAGAACCTCTTCGACGAGGCGGTCGACCGACTGCTCGAGCAGAAGGAGCCTCGCGCCTGCGCGTCGTACCTCCTGCATGGTGTCGCCGACCGCGACCCTGACGAACTCGTCTGCATGCTGTTCCCCGACGAAGAGTCGCGGGACGAGTTCAAGGCTGACTTGCCTGGCAAGTACCTCGAGCTCACACTCGGCGGCGTCGACTACGACGCCATCGTCATCAACCAAGACTGAGAGGACACCACATGTGGATCTTCGCTAAGGACATCGGATTCCTGTCGATCGTTCAAGACGAGAACGACGCCAACCAGCTGTGCGTTCGAGCGCGCAATCGCGATCATCTCGTGAAGGCGTTCCCCGACGCGGAGCACTACGACCTCAAGATCGTCGAGACTCCGGAAGGTGACTACCGCTGGCGAGTCAGCGTCGACCGCGACGTCGTGATGCAGCTCCTGATGGAGAAGGTCGAGGAGCTCGACTACACGACGAACGTGAAGGGCACAATCTCCGCCGGTGACAAGGAGCTCGGTCACGCGATGATGACGTGCTGGTTTGCGATGTGTCGCTACCAGGACGGCACGATGCTCGAGGATGACGACTGGGACGACGACCCAGAAGACGATGGCCCGGTCGTCGCAACCGTGGCGGCCAAGCGCGCGAGCGACCTGGCCACCGCGATGTCCGGCGCGGTGACGAGCATCACGGACGACTTCGAGGACGAGTGAGGAAGTTCAAGCCGGCGAACTTCGGGTTGGCGTGGACGACCGACGACGGCATGCCAGAGATCAGCGTGCACGTCGCGCAGACTCGTCTCTCGGAGACCGGCACGTGGCAGTGGAGCTACGACGGCAAGACGTGGCTCGAGTCGAACACCGGCCGGCGGTCCCTGGCCCAGGAGATGGCAACCCGGCAGGTCGCCCGGGTTGTCGGGGCCGCCCTCGCCGGGAGCCTCCTGTGAGCCAGGCCAACAAGGTCTGCGGGTACGACCGGGTGACGGGCCGGCCCCGGCTCCCCGGAGGCGTGGCTTGTGGTACCACGGCCACGCATGAGGTCACGTACGGAGACGCGGGTGTCCCAATCCCCGCGTGCCCGGTCCACAGACGTGAGGCCTCCCTGGACGTGACCCGATCCGTCGGTATCCGGCGCCTCCGGCTTCGGTAGGTACTATTCCTGAGAGTGTGATACACTGGCCATACCGGGCAGAGACCGCCCGGGACCAGACCCAGACGATAGGACACCACATGACTGCATACCCGGCAACCGACAAGCAGGTCGCCTTCATCCGCAAGCTCGCCGCCGAGCGCCTCGCCAAGAAGGCCGACGGCACGATCAGCGAGCTGACGGTCGAAGAGGTCATCGCCTCCCGCGAGGGCGGGATGGACGCGTGGCTGGCCGGCCTCGACAAGAAGGCCGCTTCCGCGCGCATCGACAAGCTGATGGCGTCGCCCAAGAAGCCGAAGCCGACGGCGCACACCGAGTCCGCCGGCGCAACCGGCTACGCGGCGACCGCCAAGAAGGGCGACGTCCACGTCGTCGACGGCGAGTACTTCCGGGTCCACGTCTCGCAGCGGACCGGCCACGCGTACGCCAACAAGGCGCTCATCATCGAGACCGCGGTGTGGGACGGCGACACGATTACGCGGCCCGGCACCGTCAAGTGGGAGTACGCGCCCGGCGTGATCAAGACGCTGAGCCCGGACACCTTCGCAACCGTCGACGAGGCGGCGGCGTTCGGCAAGATGGTCGGCCGGTGCTGCTTCTGCTCGACGCCGATCGACACCAAGGAGTCGATCGCCGCGGGTTACGGCCCCGTCTGCGCGCAGTACCGCGGTCTTCCGTGGGGCGAAGCCGAGACCGAGCTGGTCGGCGAGATCAGCGCCGCGCCGGATGTCCTCGGCGCCTTGTTCGCCGAGGCGGTTGTGGTTGGTGACGCCGAATGAGCACCGTCACGCAGTTCGAGGAAGTCCGGCGCATCGCGTCGGACTTTCTCGACTACGACACCTCGCACCTCCACTACATCCTCCACGTCCTCGACGGCCAGTACGGCTGTCGCGACGACGCGGCCAAGCTGGCCGCCATCCAGGAGATCATCGACACAGACGAAGACCGGTGCGGCATCGCCGAGATCGCGGCAGCGATCGGCTACGCACTCACGGACGACGCAAGCGAAACGGAGACGAACCAGACATGAGCCAGAGGCATCAGAAGAATCGACGCGATCGTGTAGCGACGGTGGGAACCGTACGCGACCTCAAGATCGTGGCACTCAAGTGCCACGGCTGGAGGCACGGCAACTGGGAGGCGACGACCGACGCCGCCATCCAGGGCTACTTCAACCGAGCACCGTTCGGCTATCGAGAGGTCCAGCTGTGCGGTCGAGGCTGCGGCATGATCCGCCACGCGCTGTTCGCGCGCGGCACGGGTGAGCAGCTCACCAACTGGAGTTACGTGCAGCCCGACGGCTACAAGGTCGACGAGCCGTCGACGCTCCAGGACTACCGGCGCGAGATCTTCCGCCGGCGGAGCTCGAGGTGAGCCCCGCGACCAAGAAGGCGACGCGCGTTCAGTGGACGCGCGAGCACGCCAACAGGATCGTCGTGCTCGAGAACCACGGCGGCGTCGACGCGGTGACGCGAGAGTTCGGATACTCAGACGCCTACGCGCTCCAGGCTTGCGCGCGCGCTCGCCGCGAACTGAACGGACACGCACCTGTGACAGACGACAAGCACACACCTGAGGAGCGGCGCGAGGCCACGTCTGTGGTCCGCGCATATCTGGAGTCCCTGTCCGTACCCGAGGACGAGAAGCGCGTCAGCGTGGAGGTCCTCGAGCGCCGACAGGAACAGGCGATGGCAGACCTCAAGGCGAGCGACGACGTGATCGACCGGCTGAGGCTCACGCAGAAGCTGAACGATCTCAACGACGCGATCGCCGACGCTCCCGACAGCTGGGAGGAGGAGTTCATCCGCGTCGCGAAGTGGTGGGGCAACTGGCGCGGCATCAGCTACGAGTCGTGGCGCGAGTTGAAGGTCCCGGCCCGCGTCCTCAAGGAGGCGGGGATCAAGCGGTGATCGAGCACCTGGGCAAGCCGAGTGCGACCCGACGGAAGGAGCTGCGCGCTGATCTGCAGCGCATCTTGACGGCGTTCTGGGGCTACACCGAGCGCCAGTTCTACAACATCCGAGTGAAGGACGAGAGTCGTCGCAGCGGCTCGCGCTACGAGGATCGGCAGAGTGAGAAAGTTCTCGAGAGCGTCGCAGCGATACGCGCGTGGTGTGATGAAGTAGAGACAGAGTATCGGTAGCTGCTCGCCCTCCCAGAGCGCGCCGGCCTGGCACCTTGATGTGGTGTCCGGGTGCGGGTCGGCGCGCTCGGGGAGCGTTAGCAACTGCTAGCGCCGACAAACGGGCTGATGGCCCCTTTCCAGACGGAGACGACAATGTCCAGATCCAAGGTCCGCCGCGTGCGGACAACTCAAGCTCAGCGGGAGACGACACCAATGCCCGGTCCCAACGAGCGCATCGAGACCAACGGCACGCTGACGTGGATTCGAGCCGATCGACTCTCGATCGACCCGGAGTACCAGCGACGCGTCAACTCACGAAAGGTGCGCCGAATCGCACGGGAGTTCGATCCCGATGCGTTCGGTGTGCTGTACGTATCGCGACGCGCCGACGGTTCCCACGTCATCATCGACGGGCAGCAGCGCCACGCGGCACTGCTGCTGATGGACTGGGGCGACCAGCGCGTCCCGGTCCAAGTCTTCAGCGGACTGAGCCAGCAGCACGAGGCGGCGCTGTTCATGCGCTACAACGAGCTGCGAACGAAGCCGCGACCGTTGGACCTGCACCGATCGGCCGTCGTCGCGCGCGACAAGCGAGCGCTGGCGATCGAGAAGGTGCTCAGCGACAACGGGCTCAAGTTTGCCGCGGGCGGGAACGTCCACGGTCGAGTCCAGTCGGTGACAGCGCTCCAGCAGATCTACGACAACGGTGGTCTGCGGGTGCTCGAGAAGTCGATTGGGATGTCGCTGAAGGCCTGGGGCGCAAGCCACGAAGGGCTGACCGGCGAGATCCTGACGGCAATCGCGATCATCCTCTCCCGTCACGGCGACGACATCGACGACGGCCGCTTGGTCCGCATTCTCAGCAAGCTCGACCCGACCGGCCTGGTCCGGAAGGCGCGAGTGCTGAAGGCGGACCTGGGCGCAGCCGGCGGCGGTGGGAGCGGCACACCACGTGGCGCATCAATCGTGGCCGCGCTGATCGTCAAGAGCTACAACATCCGACTCAAGGAGGCCGACCGCATCGCGTGGGACGCCGAGTTGACCGGGTCGAAGTTCTGGAAGGTCAGCAGCTGAGGGACGGCGTAGTCGGTGGCGGGTAGTGCCTGCGCTACCCGCCACCACTCCAACATCCATCACGGAGGAGTGAGAGTTGAATGAGCGAATCAAGAGCAACGCCAACCGGAGTCTACGGACTCCTCCGTCGTAACCCACAAGGGATGAACGCAGCAGACATCGCAGACGGCGTCTTCACGGGCGTCCAGCGAGCCGGCGTGATCTGCAAGTCACTGGTCGCGGCAGGGCTGGCGAGGGAAGACGGCAACGTCATCCCACCGCTGTACTCGCCAATCGAGGTGTCGACGCTGTCAGCTCGACGGCAAGCACTGAAGTATGCGCGGGAGCTGTGGAAGGGAACGCGACCACCCGGAAACAGCCAGGCGCGAGAGGAGATCATGCGCTTCAAGAGTGGCCGGTACGGGATGTGATCCCGATCGGTGGAGCCGTGGTGGCGGCACTGGTTGTGATGATCATGCGACGCAAGCACGTGAGCGCCGCGACGATCGAGCGACCGGTGCCGCCTCCACCTATGTCTCATGTTCGGCGCGTGCCGAGATGAGAGTGAACGTCAACGCACTCACCGACCTGGAGCTCGCAGCGATTCTCGCGAATCCCGCCGCCTTCTACGACGGTCTTCTGAATCTCGTTCGTCGAGAAGTTCAGCAGCGAGTGAACCGCACAGCGCAGCGAGAGGAGGCCAAGCCGAGGTAGAGTTACTACTCACCCGCACGCCGTGTGCGGAAGGCGCCATGCAACGGGCGCGGTCCTAACCCCGAAATGGAGCAGCCTTGAACGCATGCGGTTTCCGAGAAAAGTGCGCCTATTGGCGGTCGCGACACTCGCTGCCGTCCTGACCTCATGTACACCCGCCCGTCGCGTCATCGAGACGCGAGTCGAGACGAAGCCAGCAGCAGTTCGCACGGAAGTGAAGAAGCACAAGCTCACCGCGGCACAACGGAGAGCACTCGTGAGATGGTTCCGGTACCTCGCACTCAAGCAGTATCTCGCCGCACTCATTGCGGCGGATCGAGCTCGGATGTCGAGTCAACCGTGGCCGTGCATCGCGATCGCCGAGTCCGGTGGCACGCCGATCATGGGTCCGACGTACTGGACCGAGTATGGCGTCGTCGTCGACATCATCGAGGACTACGGCACACCTAGCGAGCGGCAGGCGATCTTCGGCGGCTACGCCGATGCGCTCATCCGTTGGCGCCCAGTCGAGCGATTCGCCAAGGCGAATGGCTACGGCGGATGGGGCGTTCTGACCAAGCAGAAGTGCGGCCTGTGAGGTAGATTCCACGCGATCGAGGTAGGCCGCTCCACGTGACTGCGCGTGGCTAAGCGGGAGGCATGGCGGCCCGGGCCGCCTACCTCGATTGCAGAACCCCGACCCAGACGAGAGAGGAACCACCGCATGGTGTTGCAGCTCGAAGCCGAGTCACCGCTGCTCGAGAAGGCACGCGCGCTGCGCGACAAGCGAGCGGTCGTGTCCGGACTCCAGAAGGAGATCGACCTGCTGAGGCAGGACCTACTCGAGGCGCTGGACGAGGCGAGCACCGACCAAGCGCTCACGGCGAGCGGCGCAGCCGCGTTCCACGTGCAGGTGCAGGTGCGTCGCAAGGTGAACGCGTCGAAGCTCGAGGCGCTGTACCCGGACATCTACGAGGAGGTCTTCGAGGAGGACGACTCGCAGGTGCTGAAGATCGACTACGACGACTAGCCTTCTAGATGATGCTCATCACGAGCGCCTTGTTGAGGAAGTCGTTCGCCGGAGAGCCCGGGTGCCTCACGTGAGGGAAGGCGACCTTCTTGCCGCCGGCTCTCGCCCAGTGAAAGGCGAGCATGCCGCCGGGTGTGCGCGGCTTGATGACGTGCGGCCGAGTGCCACCGATCACGAACTGGGTGTGCGGCGCGCCGGACCGGACCGTGCCCTCGATCTCGCTCCCGCCCGGGCCGTGCCAGTGGCCCATGTTCGACTTGATCTTCGACACGAGCTCGCCGGTCGAGTAGTTGATGCCGGTTCGACCGTGGGGCGGCCCACCCGGGTGGGGAGCCTCAAGCACGGCAGTGGCCCTCGTCTTCTCGGTGAGCTTGGCGATGTGCCGGCCCAGCATGCCGTCCAGAGACTTGAAGGCGCGGTGGTAACCCTGGGGATTGACGATGAAGATGACGTCCACCTGGCGGCCCACAGGACCAGAGTACCCGTCGTGGCCGACCAACCCGGTTTCACTATTCCTGAGAAGTGAGGTATACTGGACCTTGCCGGGGCGGATAGGCCGCGCCGGCCCAGACCCAGACGAGGACACCACATGGACGATCTCAGCAAGGACATCGAAGCCGGGCGTGCCGCCCGCCGGGCGAAGGCACAGGCCCTCGTCGCGTCCGGGTGGACACCGCCCGCGCCGCCGAAGCCGGCGCCCAAGCCGCGGAAGCAGACGGCGGCGCAGGCTCGCAAGGAGCTCGAGGCGCGCGCCAAGCTGGTCGACGACCTGCTCGCCGAGGCCGAGCGCGCGACCGCCGAGTGCGTCGCTGACATGGGCGTACAGGACATCGACGCCTACCACGACATCGCGCAGTCGCTCGCCCTTCAGATCGAGCACGTCGCAGACCGCAAGGACTTCTACCGCCGCGCCGGCATCCTGCCGGCCCTCGCCGACCGGGAACTCGCCGGTTGGGATTGGATGGATGCGTGATGGCTATC